AGCGAACTGATCCACTTATTGAGGGGGCCCGAGGTCCGCTTACTGCTATACCTTCTCCCAGTGCCTATTCAGCTATGCCTTTTGGGTATTGGAGGGGTACCATGCGATATAGGTTGCAGATTGTTGCCTCGAATATGCATAGGGGCCGTATTAGGATAGTTTATGATCCAGTTGCCGATTATTTGATGACCAACAATGTGAATCTTTACCCTGAGGATTTGATGAATGTCCAGTATAGTCGTACGGTGGACATTGGTGGTGATGCAGGCCGGGATTTCACTTTTGATGTCGGGTACATGCAGCAGGCACCTTATTTACCATTGGTACCTATACCAGTTTCTTCTACTGGTGAATCTGATAGCGCCTTTGATCTTATTACCAGGAATTTCGGTAGACCTGAATTTACACCGGGTTATAATTCTGCCAACATCCCTAGCAGTTTTAGCAACGGAGTGTTTACGATTTATGTTCTTAACCGTTTGGCGGTACCTGCTAACTCCGTTGGTTTGAACACAGATGTGCGTATTAATGTGTTTTCGAGCTGTGGACCTGATATTGATTTTCAGCAGCCGACGACACGTGATTTGAATCGCATTTCTTTCACCGATCCGACCGGTTTTCCTCCGAATTTCAAGACTGATCAAGTGCCAGTCACCGTTGGCGTTTTGTCAGTTAGGAGTGAGCGAACATTTGAAGCCAAAATGGACTCAGCGGCGATGGGTTCAACCGAAGGGGAAAATGTACCCACTGATCCTCCTTTGATGGCTGAATTTGGTGATACATCCCAGCCAGCGGCCGCTATGTCTTCAATTGCATTTGGTGAGAGTATGACTTCTTGGTGGGAGTTGATGTCTCGTTGGTCGCTTTATAACCGCGAGATTTATTGTAGATCTGATGCGCTCCTTGAGCAGCCCCGAGAAGGAGTTGATCGGCACATGGTTATTGCGCCGAATTTTCCCCCTTATCCCGGTCCTGCCCCAATACAGAACAAGTGGACAGATTTGCTGGGTGTCAACATTGGTACCAATTCGCGTCAATCTGCTGTTCCC